CAATGCAATATAGCCGATGTTAGTAGTCTGGTTTGCTCTTGTATAAAACTTAGGCAAACACCACTAATTAACGGAAAATTTATATGTTCAATTTGCAATAAGCCAATAGAGCAAACTTGCTACTAACGGTCGAGGCTATGGCCAGTGTGGGATTTAGCCGCACTGTCTTGTCAACCTGTTACAAATATAATTTAAACCACTGTCTTTCGCAAACCACTAAAACCCACATTGGCTATAGCCTTTGTTAGCAGCAGGCATTATTCATTCTCCGGAGGCAGCGTCTATCCTTTCGCACGTTGGTTTGGCGCAGCCTTTGCCATCAGGCCTATAACGACGTATGGGTTTGCCCGGCCTGTCTTCATAAAAAAAAATGGCGCAAACCTTGCAATCCAACAGTTCTGATTATAATCTGTGCACATGTCCTTCGATGGGCCAACGCAAGGTATGTGCCATTTTTTTCAGGCACATCAAATCGGGCGAAGAAACATTTGCACTAAACATGTTACGTGCTAAAAGGGCAAACCCTACGATTTCACGCTGCAAAGGATGTGACAAACCAACTTACCATCAACAGGGCGAAAAAAAATCTATCAACGAAGAACAAAACAATCTACATGCTGAAACGCCCAATCAACGGGCAATCTTTATATACGCCAGACAGGGTAATGGATTCACATGTATCACAAATCTCGTTCATTGCTTGCTGCTAACAGTTGCAAATATGAAACGTTTTAACACAGAACTTAAATAGATTGAATAATTTAACAATTAGTATAAACTTTATTTTGAAATACGAATAAAATGTTTTATATTTGTTGTTATAAATAAGTATGTATTATTTTTGTTTTACCATATAAAAAATTAAATTATGGAAGAAAAAATTTTGAGTATATTAAATAGTGGATGTTTTGAAATTGTCTTTATGGATAAAATACCGTATATTGCAACAGGAACAACGCCTTTTTATGGTAGTAAAGACGTTGTTTTTATTGGCAGTGATGCAACAACTGTTCACAATAACATAAGTAAAGAAACTAGAGATAAAATAGTGACTGCTGTGCGTGAAATATTAATTAACTCAAAACAAAAATAAAAAAAGAATGAGTAATTAATGTAACAATTTTAAAAAATAATCGTATAAAATAATATTTAATCATTAAATTCAAAAATAAAATGAATGAAGAATTAATTAAAACAAAAAATGCTGAAATTTTATCCACAAAAGGATTTATTTTTGAAGGTAAAATACCAACCCAATCATTAGTTTGCAAATGGTTGCGTGAAACACATAATATTGATATTTCTATGTGTTTCAAACCAAATATAAAAAAATGGGATTTTATTCCGAGTTTTATGAATATGAATGGAAAAGAATATTTCAAACACTATTCAGAATATTTTAAAACTCGTAAAAAACGTAAGTATGACACATACGAGGAAGCATTAGAAGATGGAATTACTGAAAGTTTAGAACTGTTGCATTAAATGAATATTAATTTAAAATTATAAAGAAATTAAATATTATTGTTATGGAAAATAAAAAAATTAGTATTCCTGAAGAACTACAACAAATATGCAGAGATTTTGCTGAAGTTGCAATTAAACATGGACTTTATAGATTTAATGGAACATTTACACCTCGTACAAGTTGGGGTGGTGATATCAACTTTATTTGGTCTTCAGGTAGGCACGAAGCAGAACAAAACGAATTAAATATTAGTACTCAATTATTTGTAAACACTAAGGTAATATTATAAAAAGTTTTAGTTAATTAATATCATTAATTTAAAATTATATCCATGAAAACAAAAGAACAAGAACAACTTGAATTTATTCAGATTGTAAATGAATTAAATCAAGAGCTTTATGAAAAAAATGGTGAGGTTGAACTTGAAGACAATTTTTATTATTCTACTGATGGAGATGTAGATGCAATCTTATTCGGAGATAAAGTGTTGTGGCATTCAGAAAATGATGATAGAAAATTTATTGAAGATAAAAATGATTATGAAGATTTTAAACCATTTATCATTAATGTTTTTAATAATTGGGTTGCAACTATACAATATAAATTATATTAATTATGCAACATTTTTCTTCAGTTTTATCACTTTTTGATGGTATATCATGTGGTCATAGAATGGATTTTAAATGGAATAAAAAAATAAATTAATTAATATTAATAACTTATGATTAAAATACTTAGTGATGCAAGAATAAAGCAAAAACAATGTAATAAATGCTGGACTACTATTTCATTTGAAATTGAGGATATTCAAAATGAATCTTCAATTCATGAAGAAGGATATATAACATATGGATATAATTATGTTGAATGTCCAAATTGTAAAGGGAAAATTATTATAAATTTTGGTCCCCCAAATAATTATACTGTTAAATAAAACATCTTAGATTATAATTAATATTATGAAAGTAGAAATTAAAATAACTAATGAAACAAATAATGTTCAGTTATATGATGTTAGTAATTTATTACAACCAATAACATCGATGAATTATGTAGATTCATACAGATATCACACAATGTCTGCAAGAAGTACATTATATCCTAACAAGACTATTGATGAAGTTAAAGCAATTATTGAAGATAATATAATTAAATTAAAATTATGACCATAAATAATTACAATGTTTATTTTGAAATATTCAACAAAAAATTAAAAACAACAATATTAGCTGAATCAGAAGAAAAGGCAAAACAGGCTATTTTAAATAATGTTATTTTTCACAAAATAGTAATAGATAATAAAGATTCTCTTAAACAAACGATGGATACATTTGATAATATAATGGATATTCTTAAGATCAAAAAAAAGAAATAATTATACAATATCTTAAAATACAATAAAAAATAAAATTATATGGAATATTTTGGAACTAATTTAACTGAGTATGGACATTACCGATTTGACTTAAACACTCAAAATATGGTAAAAATGTGGACAGATTTTAAAGATTTACCATTTAATCCAGAAGAACTTACCAATAATTTACCAAAAGGTGATGTAGCTTTTTACCAAGGTGGTGGATTTACAGTATTAGGAATTTCTGGAAGTTGTAAAGATGAAAGACCGGGAACTAAATCGATTTTTTGGGTTAAAGAAATTGTTGATAAATATACATTTATTCAAGAAATATTGCAAAACTCTTTAGCAATGAAAATTATTCATGCTATGCCTTTTGAAGTACGTTGGCAATCTTAAGGGTAATTAATAATTATTTTAAATTTTAGATAAAATTATGAGTCTGAAAAGAAATGAAGGTTATTATTGGGTATATTTATTTAGCCCTAAAAATTTTAGTTATGAAGGGTGGAATATTGCTCGATGGGATGGTGATTCATTTTGGTATGATGGAGACCCATATAATGAAAATTGCTTTTCACAAATAGATGAACGTCAAATTGTGCGATTAGTATAAACTATAATATTTAAAAGATGAGAATAAAATTAAGTTTATCTGGTAAACATAAGTATCTTAGTATTTGTACAAATAAAAAAGAAATATTAATAAGATATTGGGGATGGTTAAAATTTGATAAAGTGATTTTACATTCTTGTAAATAATAATATTAATTTTCACATATAAATAATTGATTATGCGATACGTAAAAGAAGAAGTGGTAAAAGAATGTTACCATAAATGTAATATTTATTGTAACAATATTGTCCAATGTACGTATAATAATTATAAACCAATAAAAAATAAAGAAATGAAAGAAATTGAAGACAAGGATCATTTCATTTTTTATTTGATTTATTAAAAGAAGTACATTATATTATTTATAGTAGATTGAAAAAATACAAAAGCTAAAAATATAAAATTAATGCATAAAATTGAATACGAAATAAAACTTAATAAAATGGAGAATGTAAATAAAAATACAGAACTTGACAACACAAATAAAAAATTAATTATATCTGATATTATGTATAGTGAATTACGAGAAAAATTCTTTCACTTAATAGCTGGTAGTTTTGCACATCATGAAGATGATTATCCAGATGTAGAAATTGCTGCTGATGATGCTATTGAAATAGTAAAAGAATTCATTATACATAACGCTAAGTGGCAAGTTGGGGATTAAAATGTGCTACCCTATTGAGCTAAACAGAAGTAAATTAACAGCACAAATATTGCAAACTGGAATGACACCCCCAATTTGCAATATACATTGTTAGGGTGCATTTTTATTCAAATCATGGAAACAAATTTAATGAACAAAGAACTTAAACATTTATTGGGAATACATGAACCATCACTTAATAAATGCTTAATTGCAGTAACATTTGATGGTCGGGCATTCTTAATCAAAACCGAAAACAATTTTGAAGAAGCATTTGATGGTTCTGATTTAGAAGATAACTTAACAGAGAACAAACAAATCCCAAAAGAAGCTGGAATATATAAATGTGTTATTAGGTATCATTCTTTTAAATGTAATATCCCGATTGACCCTGAAGAATGGGATTGTAATATTACTATCGAAAGTTGTGAATTAGTGGATGTGTCTTTTTAAATTTACCCTAACGGTGACAAATAAAAACAAGATTATGAAAAGAAGAAATTGCTGTGCTGTAATAGCCAAAATGATGGTAAAAATACCAAAAGAAAAAACTGAACTAATTAAAGACCTTGAGTGGAACTTTGAAGATGCAAGCTATAAAGCACCAGAAGAAACATTGCAATGGCAAAGAACTCAACAGACTTTAATTAAGCACCTACCTAAGCCTACCGAAGAATGGGAATTTGAAATACTAAGTATTTTTACCACACAACCAATTGACGATATTAAGCGTGCGGTGGCAAATGAAGCCTAACGAAAACGGCTATGTTGGCGTTGCGTGGCAAACAACTGAACTAAATAAAATTACTAAACTTAAAATACTGTGCGATGGGATTACCAGAAAAAATAGAAAGTAAAGAAATAGAAAGCTTTATTAAAATTTTTAACCACCAATACTGAGGTAAAGATTGGAGTGTTGGCCAGTTTTTAAAAGGATTAAATAACTGGATTAAACCAAAAGACGAGTGCGTTGGCAACTATACTGAAAAAAGCACCAAGCAGCAATGCAATATAGCCGATGTTAGCGTTTCGTGTGAACATCCGTTTTATGCAATTGCAATTAGAAAAAGTGATAATGTAAAGGTTTGTACTAAATGTGGTAAAGAAGAATCACATGAACGCTAACTATAATATATATAGTTTCATATCTAAATAATTAATTATGAATAATATGTGTGAGAATATTTTAAAGATTTATTTTAAAAAACTAAATACATAAAACTAATGTATAAGATTGAATACGAAATAAAGCTAAATAAAGATGGGAGACCTTACATAAACTTACCTCAAGATTATGAGAATAGGTCAGAAGATAAGTTTTTTTCTATGGAATTAACCAGATATTTGCTTCAAAAAGTATATGGTAATAGAAGTGCTGAATTTGATATAGATGCAGCAAAAGTAATTGAAACAAGTATAAATTTACTTGGGCAAGTTAGTGATGAAATGGCAGAAATATTATATAATAATATGAAAAGTCAGGGCGATTTTGATTTTATTTTGAAAAAAAGATATCATATAATGGTTGAAACACTTAAATTGAGAGATGAATTAGCTGAAAATCATATTCTTTATAATGATAAAATTTATATGAGACAAGAAGGATTAAGAGTATTAGTTCTTGAAGATAATATAATTTATGAATTAGAAAATGGAATTACTAACGAAAATTGGACTAAACTAAAATGAATTTCAAACCAACTCCCGAACAAGAAAGAATATTTCTTTTTACAAAAAAAAGACCAGAAAATTTATTAATTAAAGCTCTCGCCGGGACAGGTAAATCGAGCACAGCAATTGAATGTGCTAAATTATTACCACAAGATAAATCAATAATGTTTTTAGCATTTAATAAACATATTCAAGAAGAATTAAAAACTAAACTATTTTCTGGTATAAGATGCTACACCACTTATGGACTTGGTACTGCGGCAATTAAAAGAAAATATGGTGATAAAATACAATTTGATGAATTTAAAGCAGATAAAATTATATTAAAAAAATCTAAAAGTTGGGATTTACATGAAGAATTTAAAGATGAGGAAGAAATTGGATTTTATTTAAACAATATAAAAAAACTTGCCAATATGTGTAGGTTAACATTAACAATAAAACCAGAATTTATTCCATATATCTGTGAAAAATATGATATACCTTTAAGTAAACCAAATGATATTAAACGAGTACTTAAAGTATTGGATGAAATGACAACCGATAGAAAGACTTTTGATTATACCGACATGATATATTTACCAGCTATTGATAATAGTATATGGATGTTTCCTCAAGATTATGTATTTGTAGATGAATGTTTACCTGCTCAAACATATATTTCAACAACAAAAGGTAAATTTAAAATAAAAACATTATGTGAAAAATATGAAAAAACTGGTGAATTACCAATAGTTACAACATATAATGAAGATACTAAATTGTTTGAAGAAAAAAAAGTTAATAAGATTTGGTGTAATGGAATTAAAGATGTTTATTGTGTTATTTTAAATGGAAAAAGAAAATTAAAATCAACAATAAATCATAGATTTCTAACATTAGATGGTTGGAAGAGATTAGATGAGTTAAAAATTGGGGATAGAATATTATGTAATTATAACAATCAATTAGATTTAGAACATATTGTAGTTACTGATGAATATAAATTTTATAAATCTGAAAAAGTTTATGATATGAATGTTGAAGACAATCATAATTTTATTGTTACATCAAAAAATATATTTTTAAAAAGAAATATTGCTAATCAATATGGAATAATTACACATAATTGTCAAGATTTAAATCGTTGTCAAATCAAAATTATTGAAAAAATAATAAAAAGAGATAAAACAAGTAAAAAATATACAGGAAGATTATTTTCTTTTGGAGATTCCTTTCAAGGTGTCTATGGCTTTAACGGCTGTGATGACAAATCTTTCGAATGGTTTGAAAAATTTCCAAATACTAAAGTTTTACCACTAACAACATCATTTCGATGTTCAAAAAATGTAATAAAAAAGGCACAAGAAATTGTTCCAGATATTAAAGCACTAGATAATGCACCTGATGGTATTGTAAGAGATGGTAATGTATTAATTGAAGCACAAAGTGGTGATTTTGTATTATGTAGAACTACAATACCATTAGTAAAATTATTTTTTGAATTTCTTACACAAAATAAAAAAGCAATTATAAAAGGTTCAGATATTGGTATTCATCTTATTGAATTAATTGGTAAGATTAATAATATCGATAAATTAACTAAATTTTGGGAAAATGAATTATCAAAATTTAGACATGATTTAAAATCCGAAGGAATATTAAATCCTAATGAACATAGTGAATATACAGCACTTGAAGATAAAGTAATGACATTATTATTTTTAGCTAGACTTTCAGATAGTGTTATGGATTTAAAATATAAAATTAAAACCATATTCACTGATGAAATTCAAGGTATTTGCCTCAGTACTGTGCACAAAATCAAGGGGTTGGAAGCAAATAGGGTTTTTATTATAAGACCAGATTTATTACCAATGAAAAATGTTAAATCTTGGCAATATATTCAAGAAAAAAACCTCGAATATGTAGCATATACAAGAGCCAAGCTAGAATTAATTTTTGATAGAGAATGGACCGATGAAAAATAAAAAGATAAATTTTCGTAACAAATATTTAAAAATAGCGTATATTTGCTCAAAATAATAAAAATAAATTTTTTATATGAAAAAAGATACTGGATTAAAAGATGATTATAGTACACCAATAAAAGATGGAGATACTATTGAGTGGACATACTATCAACATGGTTTGATGATACAAAATGAAGATGGAACAGAAAGATTTTTGGGATGTGTCACAGGTGGCGAAATGATACTGAAAGAATTTAAAGAAACAAAACAGATAGTGTATGAAGTAAGAGATGATGTTGCTGGTTATTTCTTAGATAGACCAAGAGGAATAGCTACAACATTTATTGTGGACAAACCAAAATGTAAGGTTGTTTAATATGACACCTATTTTTAATGTTGATGATATTGTTAGATTCATCAATAAAGATGTATTTTATCACCAAGCACGAAAAGGCAGTAAAGGTAAAATATTAAGTATATCACAATCGTTAAATAAATATGTTTATTGGACTAAGTTCAAAAATTGTACAGAACAAATATATGAATATCAATTAGAACATTGGTAAGATAAATATATTATAGTATTTTTGTAACAAATTAAATTTAAAAACGTATTACAATTATAACAAAAAAATTATAAAAATGGTAACTTACGAAACAATTTTAAAACGGAAACAAGATTATTATGGCAAAACAGAGGCTTCTTATGAATTTGCAGCCGAAGAATATGCAATACGAAAAATGATAGATGAAAATTTATCGATGTTAAAAATGGCAAAATTACATATGGATGGCAGGGCATGTATTGTTTTAGAACAAAGAATTTCAGAATTAGAAGCAATGATTCGACCTGCTGTTTAAATTTCGCACAAAGAAATGGATAAATGAACATTGTTTTAATGTTTTAGGATTAATCTATAATGATTAATTGTTATAAAGAAATCATAAAATTATGAACAATTATTAATTAAATAATATTATATTTACAAAAAATTTAATATGAAAAAACAAATTAGGCAAAATGTATTTGAAACTAATAGTTCAAGTACGCACAGTATTTGCATTTCTAAGAATGCTGGGTTAATAATCCCAAAAGAACTTCATTTTTCTTTTGGTGAATTTGGATGGGAATGTATAACTTTAGATTCTATCAATGAAAAAGCAAGTTATCTATATACTGGATTATTTTCTAATGATAGAAACGATGATATATCAAAAATATTTGAAATACTTACTTCAAAAGGTATTGATGTAACTTTTGAAGAACCAATATATGAAGAAGGAAGAAGTTATGCTAATAATTCTGGATATGTTGACCATTCAAACGAACTTAATGAATTTCTTAATGCAGTTTGTTCTGATGAAGACAAATTAATGCAATTCTTGTTTTCACCACTTAGTTTCATTATTACTGGAAATGATAATGATGAGTATGATGTTAATATAGATGTATCATATGAACATGATGAATTTTATAAAGGAAATTAATGAATAAAATTGTTGAATATAAAAATGGTGACTATACATTTACCATGTATTCTGATGGAACATTAATAAGAGAAACCGATAGTGTAAATCCAAATGTTGTTCATCCATCAAGCATTGATGTTAAAATTACCAACTATTGTAATAATAGATGCAAGTATTGTCATGAAATGTCAACAACTAATGGACAACATGCTGACTTAGATAAATTACTTCAAATAATTAGAGAATTACCAAGTGGTGTTGAACTAGCTATCGGTGGTGGTAATCCTCTATCACACCCTAACTTAATTGATTTTTTAATTGAACTTAAAAAACGTGGTATTATTGCTAATATTACTGTTAATCAGAATCATTTATATCAATATAATGATTTAATTACATATTTGATTAAAGATGAATTAATTTATGGATTAGGAATTTCAATAACTAATGACAATTTTAATAATATTAAGCCATTATTGGAAATCACAGACAATATAGTTTTTCATTTAATTGCTGGCATAAATAAAATAGAAATAATTGATAAGTTATTAGAACTTAAAAAATGTAAAATTCTTATCTTAGGTTATAAAACATTTGGATTTGGTGTTAATTATTTTAATGAAACTATTGATATTGAACTTAAACGATGGGGTAAACTATTAAGAAAATATATTAATAAATGTACCATTTCATTTGATAATTTAGCTATTGAACAATTAAATGTTAGAAAGTTATTTACTACTGAAGGTTGGAATATGTTTTATATGGGTGATGATTTTTGTTTTACTATGTATATTGATGCTGTAGAACAAAAATATGCTCCAACAAGTAGAAGTTCTAATAGAAAATCATTTGATGAAATTTCATTAATTAATTATTTTAGTTCTGAACGAGGATAAAAATTAAATAATAAAAAAATAAAATATGGAATTAATTAAAACAATAGCTGAAATATAATTAAAACATCATATGAAATATAGTTTAATATGATATTTGTATTGTATTTCATATCATGAAATTAAAAATGTAAAATACTATTTATAGTATTTATAAAAGAATTAAAAGAATTTAAAAATTAATGTTTAAATCTTATAAATATCGAATTTACCCCAACAAAACTCAAACAGTTTTGCTTGCTAAAACATTTGGTTGTGTTCGATATTTCTGGAATAAACAAGTTGAAACCTTTAACACTTATAATAAAGAAACTGACCCTAATCTCAAATTCTTAACTTCCACTGAAATTAGAAATGAATTAGAATGGATGAAAGAAGTTAGTGCTGCAGCTATTCAACAAAAAGAAATTGACTTCAAAGAATATAAACAACAAAGATTTTCAAAGAATAGAAAAAAAAATATTGGTAATCCTAAATTTAAGAAGAGAAGTAATAATCAATCTTATAGACTTCCTAATCAGAAATTTAATATTAATGATAATAAAATAAGATTAGAAAAAATTGGTAAAATTAAATTAGTTATGGATAGACTTTTACCCGAAAACGGTAAATTAATGTCAGTAACTATAAGTAAGAATCCATCAGATCAATATTTTGTAAGTGTTTTGGTTGAAACTCAAACTCAACACTTACTTAAAACTAATAAAGAAGTAGGAATTGATGTAGGTTTAAAGGAATTTTTAGTTCAATCAGATAATCTAATTATTAAGAATCCTAAATTTTTTCGTAATAGCCAAACGAAATTAGCTAAGATTCAAAGAGTTCATTGCAAGAAAGTTAAAGGTAGTAAGAGGAGAAATAAGTCAAGACTTAAAGTATGTATGTTACATCAGAAGATTTCTAATCAAAGAGATTGGTTTCTACATAATGAATCAATTAGGTTAATTAGAGATTATGATGTTATTTGCATTGAGGATTTGAATGTAAAAGGTATGGTAAGAAATCACAAATTAGCTAAATCAATTTCTGATGTATCTTGGAGTAAGTTTTTCGAAATGTTAAACTATAAAGCTGATTGGTATGGAAAGCAAGTAGTTAAGATAGGAAGATTTGAGCCAACCTCTAAAAAGTGTTCTGATTGTGGATGGATAAATCATAATCTAACATTAGAAGATAGGGTTTTTATATGTCAAGAGTGTGGACTTGAATTAGACAGAGATTTGAATGCAGCAATAAACATAAAAGCATTGGGAGTTGACAATGCTATACGAACGGTGAGGGACGAGGTTACGAGTTTCGGTGAAGCGTTTAAAAGTGAATTAGTATTATGAATACTATAAAACTTACAACTATTTAGGATTGCAGTAGATGCACCAGAAATAAATATAAATAATTATAGTGAAGAACAAGTGATACGATTAAATGATGCTATGATTGAAATATATAATATTTCTGAAAAGGTTTGTGATACTAACATTATGATTGATAAATTTGAATATAAATTGGAAGCAATATCTAATAATATTTCACTTTCCCAATTAAATGATTATGGAAAAGAAGGTTGGGAATTAATTCTTATGAGTCGTGAACATAAACATGGAAAAAATATTAATATTGTTGAGTATAACCGAAGTTGGGGATTTGAAACGCTTACCTATCAACCGACTGAAAATTTCAATAGTGAGCGAAATAATCAAGCTGGCACACGCCCCCAATTTTGGTTATACTGCGTTATTGGGCGTTTATTTATAAAAACATGAACACACTTAAATTTATTGTATTTATTGAATTAATTGCTATGCTCGTAACTGGCATTATGCATATAGTTGCCTTTATATTAAAACAAAATTTTGATATAGTTATTTATCCGATAATTTTCGGAATTGTACTTAGTTGTATTTTATTGGCAAAATATGTTATAGCACCATTTGGGGAATGGTTTCTGTCTTAAATACTCAATACTATGAAAATAAATAAATATTCTAATTTCGAAGGATTAGCTAATGAACTAAAAAGATATGGTACGCCTAAAACAACTAAACTATTTTTTGGTATATCTTATGTTAGAAAAGCTAGTTGGAGATGGGTTATATTCCCAACAGAAAATCCAAATTTAAAACAAAAAATATTATGCTATTTATTATTGTTTTTAAATATTGCTAATGGAGCTAAGAAGCCAAGTAATAATTATGATGAAACTATTTTTAAATGTAACATGAATAAAATTTGGAATTTATGACAATAAATCCAGATTAGCATTATAATATTAATATATAATATATTTAATAATGAAATGGATAGTTAAAATAGAAGAAAAAGACAATCAAAGAATTGTAGTTGAATTCAACCCAATAAAAGAATTATTATTCTTTTATGGTCAATATAAACCTCACAATAAAGAATGGATGATTTTTAGTGAAGACAGTCACAATATCTATGATGTCAATGTTGAAATAATTCAGCAAAAATTACTTAATACATATGAAGTAATGAAAAAAAGACTTGATAAATTTGATGAAATCAATGAAGGTTTTACATTAATAAAAATAATTGAAATTCAAAATGAAAATAATGATACAATTATTTAATATTTGTTGTTATTTTATTGCTCAATGAACCACCAGTAGAAGGTTGTTGTTGATTTGGCTTATCCCTATCCATTGATTCAATTGTTGCATTTAACGAACCAATTGATGAATTAATATTACCTAGTTTATCATAGAATATTTGATTTTGTTTCTTTTGGTCATCAAACATTGTTTTATAATGTTCTTCAGTTGAATTAATTTTAGGTACAACAACTAATTGATAAAAACCATAAAAAATGCCTAAAATTGTGCCAATTGTGGTAATAAAACTTTTTAAAGTAAACACTATTTGTGTATTTGAACTTATTTGTATTTTGTCACTTATTCTTGTTGTTAATTTCTTTGCCATGTTATCCTTATTTATTTTTAAAATAACTAGAACTCCCCCAAGTAACTTTAATATTAATTGTATCACTGCTCGTTTCATATCTATATATTGTTGTTGGTTTAATATTAATTAAAGCCGTAAACCCATTAGGAAATTGGTCACGAGTTACTTCAATATTATTTATAAATACTTTTGCATTGTATATCCAAGTCTTAACTAAAATATTATTCTTTTTTGATTTACTAATTAGTATTAGTTCGTATCTATATTTTGGTAAGTTCCCAACTGTTTTTCGTGTAACATCATAATTAGCATGTTTTAAAATTTTTTGTTTGGTTACATACGATAAAATACTTATTTTATTTATAATAACAAGATTTGCTTTATTACTCCAAGTACCTAATGTGTCATATTCTAATTTCTTATCATATGATTGTGATTTTATAAATGAAATTGGAATTAATATTAAGAATAATAACAAATAAAATCTAATCTTTTTCATAATACAAGCAATTATTTTGCTTATAAATACTTTAAATATTTAATATTAATTCATATTTAAATTTTCCACAATCCCAAATTCTATCATAACCTAATTCTTGCATCATTTCCCACTCTGTTTTAGATTCATTATATATTTCGGGAAATCTTTTCTTTATATTATTCTTTCCAAAACCAAATTTATGTAATCTTCTATATCTATCAACTTTTCCATTAACATATGCATAATCAGGTTTTAATGTTTTAGCTAATTTAAACCCCAATTTAGTATAGAAATTATCATTACAATTAATCGTCCATCGTCTATCAGCAAAACTAATAATTCTCATGGGTTTATATTTAGTAATGAAATGATTCAATAATTTTCCACCACCGCCAACAACAACATATTTAATTGATGTAGCAAACCTAGTCAATTCATAAATATTCGAGTCATGAATTAATTCTTTATTCATATATCGTTTATTATCAAATGACATTGCTCCAACTAAAATATTCTCAAAATAAAGACCTAAATCAATTAATGATGGAGAATAACCTTGAATATGATTATCATTATAAAAAGTATTTGCAGTCATCGAATCAATTACTTTTACTTCACAATTTTTTGCATATATTTTTTCATTATCATTAATACCTAATGCATGTTTCATTTTATTAATAACAATTTCTTTTTTGTAATATATTTCATCTTCAAAAATATGCATTAACTCAACGCCATTTTTATTTGCAAGTTCTTGTTTATTCAGATGATAGTTTTTATCCTTTCCACCTTTATTTTCTGAGTGATAATAAATGCCATTAATTTCAAAACCAATTTTCAATTCAGTATCATAAATATCTATTTCTTGACCATTTAATACTGTCCTATCACCAGAAACTAATGATTTTTTATTTAAAATTGATAGAATATCAGTTTCATAACTCGAAGCTTTTTTAAATCCCTGATTCTTTAAATTTGTGCTCCACGAATCACTTAATTTGATTTTAGTTGATGGAGAAATCATATTATCAGTACCATATTGCATTTTATATTCCCATAATGAAATATTATGTTTACGCATTAAATGTTTATGATTTAATATGCGTAATTTTTTACCACAAATTGCACAAACAACTCCATCTTTTGGTGGTAATTTTATTTTAAAATAAGATTGATCTGTTGGTACTTGTTCCATATGTTTTTCTGGAGATAAATTATGAATTATCATTAAATGCTTTTCATAAGCACCAGATAAATTTTCAATATCTTCAGTTGTCCAATCACAATAATGACATTTTTTAACTTCTCTTATTTTTCTATAATCAAAAGTAAAATATTTATCATACCAAAATTTTCCAGTTTCATATTCTTTTGATTTGCGAATATATTTACTATTTTTTGCTTCCTCTGGATATAATTTAAATACATGTTCAGCAATAGCACCTGATTCATTTCTATAGTCTTTTAATTCTTTCAATGTTTGATTACAAATAGCAACCATATAATATCCATCTTTCTGTGGATAATTATTTTTAATTTGATTTTCATAATCAAAAGAATTAATTATTTTTCGAACCACAGTAAATGAATATCCACATTCTTCACTAATTTTTCTTATTGAAATTCCTAATTTATATTTATTATAAATCATTGTCCTAATCTCAACAGGAATGTCATATTTTTCCATAAAAATTATTTATAATACAAAGATATGTAATTTTTATCATAAATACTATTTATCGAATAAAAATCTTTAAATTGGAGTGAAATATTTATATTTTATTGGTATATTATTTATATAATTGTTTTCATAGCACCAATAACAACTATCATTATTTTTAGAATAACCTAAACATTTTCTCATTATTTGTTGATAAGATAAATTATCAACATTATTTCTACCAGCATCAGCCAAAGACTTATATTTTTCTAATATTAGATCATTAATTTTATCTATTTTTAGAACAATTTTAGAAATTTTAAGATTCCTCTTATTCACCCATTCACTATTTTGTTTTCGACCTCTTCTTTGATTAGATAAAATTAATTTAGTTTCAATACTTGCTTTAGCATTTCTACCACCTTCTTCAATATTATAACCAAATTTTCTATTATTTGAATTATATTGTTGAATATATTGAATTTCTTTCTCGTTTAGTGAATCAATATTATTTGCAAAATCAATTATATTAAATTCAAAATTTTTTAAACCGTATTTATTAATTGCATTATAAAGTATGCAATTCTTTTTATTTTTAACGTTTTGAATATGTTCAGATAATCTATATTTAACCCTAATACTTTGACCAATATATGCTTTATTATTAATTAAATTTTTAATTAAATAAATATGTCCAAATTCTGCTAATGTAATATTATTTAATAAATTAATAACAACATTGTGATTTTTTATTGAATATGTATTCATATTTTATTATAACTCCATAAAATATTATTAATTGTTTTATTTTTTGAACACCATCTTGATATCGTAGATTGATTTACATTCTCAAATATTGAAGCATTTTCTGTTGATTCAAAACTTTTTATTGTATTATCAATTAAATTTATTTTATAAACTTTTTTACATATATTTTCTTTTTGTTTATCTGATAAACCTTGTTTTCTTTTTGTTTCACTTATTTTTCTTTTAGTTTCATCATCACGCTTTTTACCTTGCCAAAATTTTGGAGATTTAATTCTTAATTCTTGTTTTTCTTCCTCTGTTTTAGCTCTACCATATTTTTTGGCTTCCTCAGAACCTGCTTCAGCTATTCTATTTTCAATCCACCTATTGGTTTGTTTTATTCCTTGATGTGACTTTGACATCTTTTCAAGTGTTTCTATACTTGGTATTGCATTATTACCACCAAGTTCAATATTATATCCAAATTTTCTATTATTTGATTTATATTGTTGAATATATTTAACTTCTTTTTGATTTAATTCGTTGATTGTCGTAGCAGTATCAATAATTGAAAATTCAAAATTATCCCATCCATATTTATGGAATGCATTTGAAAGATATTGATTGTGAAAAGTATTGGTATTATAGGCATACTTGTACTCCCAAATTCTTTTATTTAAACTCCTAGTTGTTTGTCCAATATATATCTTATCGTTTGTTTTATTTTTTATTATATAAATAAAACCACAAATAATTTTATTATCATTAGGAAGTAATTGTTTTATTGGTTTGTTTAATTTCCCCATTTTTAATAAAAATTTATATAAATCAATGATATTTATTATATAGTTTTTCATATAAGGAAAAATCTTCAAATTTATTTCCTTTTGAACAATTTTCTTTTCCCCATAATGGTTGTAAATTTTCTAAATCCCAGCACATTTTAAACTCAACATCTAATTGAGACTTGTAATTAAATTTCGAAATTGGTATAATATGATCTAAATGCCATTTTCCATAATTATCCCATGACATACCTTCCTTAAATTGTTTTTCTAAATGTGCTTTTAATTCATCCACATTATAATTCAAATAACTAATAAGGCCACTATATGTAATATTTCTTTCTTTAAATGTTTGCCAAATTGAAGTTCTTAAATATTTTGTAAGTCTATGTGTTGGG